CTCTCTGTCGTAATGATCAAAAAGGTCTTTATTACCCTTATTAAATGCTACTTGTGCGCTATCTCTACAACCTTCAATTTCTTCTTGAATCCTGATTTTAATCTGCTCAACTTCTTGTTTTGTTTTCATCTTAAAATCTCCTGAATTTTATCAAGTATACTCGCAACCGTTTCATCCTCGTCACAAGCATCGTATATATTGCTTAGCTCAGCCAAGACAGCATTGTGCTTTTCTTGTTGGTAATCCCATGCTTTTTTCAATTCATGTTTTAAATATGTGTAATTTGCAAATTCCTCACTAAAATCATCTGTTTTAGTACCATGCCTTTTTAAAAACCATTGTTCAAAATTCATAAATCCTCCGATGCCCCATATTTCAGGGGCGGTTTAAATTAGAAGGGTAGTGTATCACCGTCATCATCATTGCGGTTATTCTGCCCATAGCCAGTGTTTTGACGCTGACCATACTGCGGTGCTTTAACGTCTTGTTGTTGCGCAGGACGTGAGCCTACAAGCTCAATATGAGTGATTCTCACATTGTTGTAAGTCTTACCTTCATATTCAGAAAATGAAACTTCACCCACAATAAAAACCTGTGCGCCTTTGGTTAGGTAATCCATCAGATTACCTTCGGCTTGTTTTCCAAATAGGTTACAGTTCCACCAGTTTACAGTTTTACGCTCACCCCATCCTACATTTTCAGCAACGCTAAATTTTAGCATTTGACCTGTTTGTGTGGGTTTGCGCTCTGAATCTTTACCAAGCTTGCCGACAAATGAAATTGTATTAGACACTCAAAAACTCCTTATGCTGCTTTGTAGATTAAGCAGCCAATACCAAAAATAATTAACAATACAAAGAATACCAAGCCTAAAATAAATGCACCATTGTTGGATGGTTTTGGTGCTGTGAATGTGTCCAAAGCTTCTTTTGCTTCTTTGACTTTTTCGTCTATGGTTTTTTCTTCTTGCTTTTGATTAGGTTGACAATCAAATGTATTGGACAATTCACTCCAACTACACCCAATAAAAGATGTATCTTTTGACATGTCTTTTTCTTTAGGTTTAATCTCTGCAAGTGTTTGAGTGATTTCACCAGCAACCACTGAAATATCAGCAGGCTCAGATTTAATTTGAACAGCTTCTTTAATTTGTTTACGCAAAGACTTGTATCGAGCATCAGACATATCACCGCGATTATAAAATTGGCTTGCGCGGGTTTCTGTTGTTAGGTAGCTTTGGTTTTTATTTAGCGCAAGGCTTAAATCTTGTTTGGTAAAGCCTGTGCTTAAAATGTATTTATGCAGCTTGTATCGGTTTGAGGTTTGATACTTTGGTTTTTCATGTAATTTAATATTGTAATCAGAAACATAAAATTTAAGACCTGACCCATCTAAACTTTGAATACCAATATCATCATCCCAAAAATCTACAATTTCATAAATACCGCCAATTTTTCCACCAAAATCCTTAACCCAATCTTTTGCCTTAACCAAAACAACCTCATCACCAACTTTATACTTACTCATAGTAAAACTCCTTAAATTGAATATTGAATATATATTAATATAAAAATTATTGCAACAGTATTTGTTAAATTTGCATAAAAAAAAGACCTCTATGGAGGTTAGAGGTCTGTGAAGAGGTTTTACTTGAGTTTGATCAGTATAATGTTATTTGATGCGTCTTACAAGCTCAGCCTGTAATTCATTTAGTGCATCGTTATGACCAGCTTTATAGAATGCGTAAAAACATAGCCAGTGCTTTTGGATTGTTTCATCTTCAAATTTGTAGATGTTTTTCTCACATTCTTTATGGTTCATATTTGAAGCATTGACACCAAGATGACCAAGCGCTTTTGCAAAATTACTCAACATTGAAATTTTCCTCGATTGATTTTGTGATTGGGTCAGTTGAGCCAAAGCCGCCTGTTCCACGATCTGATGTACCTAAATCCTCAACAAGCTCTAAATTAACTTTTGGAATTGGCATGATAATGATTTGCCCGATTTTGTCACCAACAGAATAATCAACAATATTATCTATACTAATTTCATATGTTCCTTTTTCAGTTTCACCTTTGTAGGCCAATGGTTTAAATTTAAAAATAATTTCACCACGATATCCTGAGTCAATTACACCCACAGCGTTAGCAAGTGACAAGTCTTTCTTACTAATGCTTGAGCGCGGAAAGAGATAACCGACAAACCCCTTTGGGATAGCAAAAGCCAATCCAGTGCCATAAACCACGTTACCATGATCATCATAATCTTTTGATGTTGCGGTTAAATCAAGACCAGCGTCAGAATCATGCGCGTAACTTGGGACTACAGCATCATCCGATAGTTTTTTAATTTTTACAGTTAGATTTTCCATTGATTTAAAACCTCTATACTATGTTGTTTAAGATAGTTGATACCTAATTGCTTTTCAGGTTCGTCACGATGTTCTTTGTAATACACCGTCTTGATGCCCTTTGAAACAATCAATTTTGAGCATTCTAAGCAGGGAATGTATGTAACCGCCATAATGCCACCTGTAAAGCTAAAATCATTATCAGCGAAGAATGCGACCACTTCTGCATGCAGTACGTCAGGGTTTGACTTGTGCATGTTGCAGTTACATTCTTCTGTTGTGCCGTGATTCATGCCGATGCTCACAACTCGGTTAGCAAGCATGATAGCAGCGCCGACTTTTTTCTTTTTGCATACGCTCAATGACTGGGCGTAGTCTGCACTCTCAAAAACGTTCACTCGCCTGATTCCAATTGTTCAATTTTCTTTTCAATGCGGTGATGCGTAGATCGATGTAAAGATTTGTCAGTTAGCTTTTTTCTTAGCTTTTTGATTTTATCTTTTACAAAGTCTTTTTTAGATAGTGACTTTAATTCACTTTCCCCAATTTCGTTTAAGCATGTGCGAACAAATAGAGAAAAGTTATCCATCTGCATAGCCTTATCGTATGCGTCGGATTGGTCTTTTTCGTCTAAGTTGAAACATACAGCTTTAAGTTTGTTATTCATTTAAAACTCCTGTTGATTTGAATTTAATTTTATACTAATATAAATTTCAACGCAACACAAACTAGAGAGTTTTACATGAGTAATTTAACAACTACACAAAATAACGTCGTTAATCCAGTTCTACAAATGATTGAGCGTGTAGCACTTGATCCTAACTCGGATGTGGCAAAGCTTGAGAAAATGATTGATTTGCAAGAGCGAGTAATGGCTCGACAAGCAAAAGAGCAATTTGATTCTGCTATGCTTCAATTTCAAATAGAGAAACCGATTCTTGAAAAAGCATCAAAAGGACATAACTCAAAATACGCAAAGTTAGAATACATTCAATCTGTAATTGAGCCTGTATTGCGTAAATTCGGGTTATTTGTTAGGTGGAATACACAAGCAACTAATGATGGTAAAACTCGAGTTACATGCATTTGTAGCCATATTGGAGGGCATAGTGAATCATCATCAATGGATGTTGCGCCAGATAAAGGTGGAAGCAAGTCAGATATTCAAGCTAATGGCTCTGCAATTAGTTACGCACAACGCTACACAATGCGTTCTTTGCTTGGTTTGGTTATTGCGGAAGACACAGATGGACAAACCAAAGCAACCATTACACCAGTTCAAGTTAAAATTCTTGAAAGAAAATTGGCATTTCTTGCACCTGACGCAAAAGAAAAAATGATTGCTCACATTGGTTATGATTTGCATGAAATTGAAAAAGGTGCATTTGATTATTGGTGCAATCAGCTTGATTCAAAAGTTGCTAAAAAAGGTGCTGAATAATGGAAATTATTTATGATATTGAGCAGGGTTCGCCTGAATGGGTTGATTTAAGGCTTGGTTTGATTACATGCTCAGAAATGTCGTCTATTCGTTCTGATGGTGCGGGTGCGTATAACTATGTAAATGCATTGGCATTTGAGCGATTAACTGGCGAATCATCATCTGTGTTTAATGGGAATGAATGGACAAGGCGCGGTCAAGAATTAGAGCCTATTGCTCGTGAAATGTATGAGAAAAAAACACATCAATCAGTATATATGATTACATTTGTTAAAAATAAAGGGTTTGGTTACTCTCCAGATGGATTAATTTTGCAATCGAAAACTGCTCCAGAAGATACACACAGATTTTGTGGTGCTATAGAAATTAAAGTCAAGCAACCAGCAGAGCAGATGCATATTTTAAGGAGCGGTGAGATACCTAAAAAGCATCTTGATCAATTATATGGCGGTTTATCTTGCGCTGAATTGGATTGGATAGACTTTGTTAGTTACTGCCCTAGCCTGCCATTGTTTATAAAGCGTGTTTATGCGTCAAATTGTAAAGATAAGATTGAAAATATTGAATCACTTGTTTTGAAATACAATCAATCTATTGATGAAGTTGTAAATCAGATTGCAGAAATGTATTAATTGGGGTTAAAAAAATGATTGTAAAACTATGTGATAATTTAATTGTAAACATTGATGATATAAGCCATTTTTACAATGGAAAACTTTATTTGAAAAGTGGATCGGTTTTTAACCTTAATGATATAGGATTGAGTAATTTGGAAAAAATTGCTAAAGAACATGAAGATTTGCTTTTTAAAAATAATGATGAATAAAATTAGCCCCATTACGGGGCTTTTTAATTATGGCGGATATGCCAACTTTAAAACAAACCTTTCAAACTATTATAGATAGACTTTGCAGCGTCAATAAAGTCTGAAATGTATTTAGCCCATTTATCCCAATTCTTACCCACACCTTGAATTAGGTTTTTAGCAGCAGCAAGTACCCATTCTTTCTTAGATGCGCCTGGTTCTTTGCTAGATTCGATTGCGTCCATGAATTGTGACACTTGGCTGTAAATTTCTTGACCAATAGTGATGAGTTGAATTGTGCCTTGTACGGCGGTTGCAATGTTTGTCATTAATAACTCCTTAAAGCTTTTTCAAATGTTTCAGCATAACTTGCGACAAGTTGCGCCTTGTCTGTTCCGTTAATGATACGTCTAGCGTTTACATAATCTTTTTTAGATTGATCAATGTAATCGAATAATCGTTTGCCAGTGAACCAACCCTGCTTCATGCCAAGAATCATAATCTTTACGGCGACTTCTGGTTTTAGTGCAAGTTCTGGATCGTTGACCAAATCCAAGCCTAGCAGCTTGCTTGCTTTTGCATAATTAGCCTGCCACGTGAGTTGAACATATCCATATCCAATAAAAGGATAGTATGGCTTAGAACGCAAATAAAGGTCACTGCCACGCTCCTTGATAGGTAGCATCGTGCGCGCTGTTTCGTGCCATGTAGTAGCAAGCATGTAGGATGCTTGTGGGTAGCTGATTGATTTGTCTTTGTCAAACTCATCAATTAAGAAATTAATAGCGTTCACTTGTGTCTGAGTAAGTGAGCCAAAGGCTTTGCGTAATATATCAAAGCCACCTTTTGTCATTTTCATTTACTACCCCCGAATTTACTTTTAATAAAGCCTGTGATTTCTTCTTTAATCTCAGCCTGAGTTTCAGCACTCGATAGCCACATGAGATAAAAGACCATAATCGGCGCACCTAGTGAACCCATAACAAAGGTAGGTAATGCAGTCATAAAGATGCCGTACTCAAGATGGAAAGTAAGCATTAAACCAAACAAAACACCGATTGCAGTACCTACCCAAATTTTGGTTACTTTTGGATAAGGCATAGACCTGTCAAATGTCGTGGGGATTAAAGCAGATGACACACCACCCGAAAATGATGCAATGATTAAAGCAATGACTTTAATTGCTACAGTCTGATCAATTTCGATCGTATTGTCCATCTTCATGCCTGCCCATGTAACACTAGGCAAGCAAAGAAGAAGGAAGCACGCTCGGAGCAATGCTTGTTTAGGGCTAGATATTACTTTCATAAATCACCTATATTAGTTTTATAGATAATAGCATTGTTTTTTAGATATGAAAAAACCCCCGAAGGGGTTTGTTAAATCATGGCGTCAGGCACAAAAGGCAACGTTCCTTTTTCCTTATGTGGAAACACACATACATGCACGTAACTGCTATAAGTTCCATATGCTGTAACATTTCCACTAGAATCAATTGTCAAATCAAAACCAGCCGCAGCGGTAGAACCTACGGATAAAAATGGTTGAACCATTTTTATACCGTTAGGTTGAGACGAGTCTTTTTTAATCAAAGCAACATAGTAGCCAGCCGAATATGCTGTTTCACTGATATTGCTAAGAATATCAGAATTAGAGCTGTCCTGCCCTTTGGCAACAATCATCGCAACGCTCTGACGATTTAGCAAAGCCTTTACTGCATCAGTATATAAATTTAACGTACCAGATAAAGGTTTTTCGTGAATTTCTTTAACATAGCGATTACTAAAAATAAGCTGCTCAGGCAAACCCCACAAAATTTCTGGATAGTTTTTAGTAAGTCCATTTTTACCAACGACACGAAAACGAGAGCCTTTAAAGTTTTCATTGTAATCGTTAGGGACAATCAAAGTGACATTATCAAAATTTTCTTTCATCGATACAGTGTTGATTACGGGTAGTGTCATTTCCCAAGTTATGTTTTTTAACTTGTTAAAAAATCCAGTCTGCCCATTATAAATTTTTACATCTGGTTCGGAACCTGAATAAGTAACATCAACATCTTGCATATCAAACGATGAGTTCCACGCGATATAGCTAAGTGATGAGTGTTTGATCACATCAACTTCACAATCCACAAGCTTACCAGTGACATTATCTGCCCATAAATTCGACACGCCCACAAATTTTGTATTGTACGCTTCTAGGTATCCTGATGTACCAAGCATCTGATAGTTTTCATCAGTTGCTAAATTTGTAACTTCGCAGAAATTTAACTTCGCTTTCGAAGTTCCCGAGAACCCACGAACCAATCCTTTGCTGCCGTTGTATTCTGAACCATAAAAACCTAGTTTACAGTTTGTCGCAAAACCACTCATTGTTTCTGATAAATAAGAGCCAAACAATGCGCAACTATCGTAACGAGTATTTTCAAGATAGACATGAGAATTTATTCCTAATGCTTCTTGATGAATACCCCTCTCAGTGAACTGAATGTCGCAGTTTTTGTATGACACATAAACTTTATTGTTAGTTTCGCCGAAATTCTCTAACACCAAACCTGAACGAGAATACATAACTTGCGTAAGTGGTGAACCAGATTGGTGATTTTCTGGATACTGATCACTCGCTTTTGCATGTGCAATAACGTTTTCAAAACTTGCTGTAATAATTCCGCCAGTCGTATAGCCTGTTTCAATGTAAAATAAATCACCAAATGCATCATAATCGTTGTTCTGATACCAGTGACCACCACAACTTCTGATTTCGCTATTCAAGACATACAGATGCGTGCATCCTGTCTTTGTTGTTTGACCATACAAATTTTTCAATTTAAAGTTTTCAAAGATGACAGTGTTCGCTTTTGCATAGACCCCACTTGTCGAATCTCGCTGATACTCAAGATAATCTGTATATTCAAACAAATTTTGTTTTCTTAACTCGCCATTTAACTCACCATTTTTCAATACAACAGGGAAATTTGTATTTGAATATAGTGCAATAGCGTACCAGTCTGGGCTAGTGTAATCGACTGTTGGTTTTAGTGTCGATCCATTAAAATCAATTGACACACCTTTTGAGTCAAACGGTGCAAAAATTGGCTGAGACATCAAAAACGTACCGTGCGGAAGCACAATATTAAGTGGTTTTTCAGACGATAGATTCAAAAAACTCTGCAAAGTCGCGGAAATATCAAAATTATCAGGTGGATTTAGATAGCCCAGATCAATAGTTGCAGCATCTTTTACACGGGAAATATTTTCTCGTAGGTTAAGAGATTCATTAAACCAACCTGTTAAGTCAACATTTGGGTTTATTGTATTATTTGCTGTAGTGTTTACAACAATATCCCCATTGCTTAGCATGATGCGCGCATGTAACGGATAACCGCCAATTTTTGTGGCAAAAGCTGCATCAAATTCGTATGGCAAGCCTTTATTTAGGTGAACAATGTGCTGCCCATAAAGGTTGAAAACACCATTAATATCCTTGCGCTCAGGAGGAATACCACCCGCAGAAATAGGGGTTTGGGTTACTTCGGGAAATCCTTCGTCTTGCGTGGCGTTTTGAGGTTCTGCACCAATACTTTGAGGGATTATGTTTTTATCACCATTTTCAGCAAATGGGGTTGTTACTAAAGTTGGATTGGTCATATTAGTATCCTATTGCAAACCAAGTGAAACCGCGAAGTCCTGAAAACCCACCACCCCAAGTATTGAGCTGAAATTTAACAAAACTATTATTTTGCGAAACAATGGCTATAACACCATCACCATAATTATCTGCTAAAGATTTTCTTGTTGCAGTCACATTCAAACAAGCCACACTAAAGCTGATCGGGAAGTATACATCTACTGCTATCTCACCAGGATTTGAATTATAGTCAACGGTTCCCCACTGCATTATTAATCCAGAATCACCAAGTCTTACATATCCAGATGGATTTTTTGAGCTTTGAAAATTGAATTTATCATTTAAAGCTTTACCTTGTGCAGCACTTAAAGCTGAACCTGTGTCAGTGCTGTTTAAGTTATTTAAAACCTTTGTCACACCTGCAATAGTGCTAGATGCTGTCGGAATGCTACCTTGACCAGCATATACCGCCCAGCTTGTGCCTAGCGTGATATTCGGGTTTATTGTGTTGTTGTCAACAAGGCTGATAAACTCAGACACACCGTTATCAGACTGAATAATTGCATCTTTAGAATAACCACCATAATTTGTGATTACATCAGATGACCACTTGTAGCGACCACCATTTTGCACAAATACGATGTTTTCTGTTGCTGCATTCAACACACCGTTAAAATCCTGACCTTTAGGTGCTAAACCACCGTTATCTTTTGGCGTCATTGTGATGAGTGGCGCGCCATCAGTCCAAGTCATATCCTCTTGATCTTGTCCTGATTGCCTTGTTTTTTGAATAGTGTTTTTATAAGCACTATCTCGCGCAAATGGTGCGGGTATAAAAATAGGGTTAGCCACTGTAAAAGACTCCATTGTTAAAGTTGCTTAGCTCAGAGCCATTAAACCCAAAAGTTCTATCCACATCAATTTCACGATATGAAATACCGACACCACTAGGTTTTGGCAGCATGTTTAAAGTATATACGATTAATCTCTCAAACACATTCAAAGGAAATTCAAAAACATAATCGGCAGTCATGTGTCCCGTAATATTGTAGTAGGCACGTTTACCCTTAAATATGATTTTTAAAAACTCATTAATATTTAAAGCAGTAGCATACAAAATATTAAGTGCCGCCTTGATAATGATTAGTTCGCGTAACTGTGTGTCAGATAAACTAAATGATGAAAACTGACCACCATCTGAAAAAGGATATGTGTTAAAAGGCTCAAAGTCTGGTTGAAAACCAAATGTCAATGCATCTGGATTTGCGATTGGTGCATTACGGGAAACACCAACACGATCAGCCCAAATATCCAGACCAAAACCTTGAGCAGATGAAAGTCGATAAACGTAATCATAGAAATCATCTACAAAGTATTGCGGATCAATTGCTTCATTAATACCATCAATAATAGCCAAGATTCTTGGGCTATTAGCATACTGCGACATGATTGTTTCTTTAATGTTTTGCATTAGCTCTCCGCAATTTGAATTCTAAAATTAGTTAGCGAAGGGTATTCATCGATACCGATTGGCAATTCATCTGACCAAGTAGAGCCGTCAAAACTTGCGACAATGCCTTTCAGTCCAATGCTCGGTAGTCCACAAATGTAATCAGCAGGGATAACATTTTTAGCAATACGCAAACGGTCATCACCGCTTTGGGATGCGCTTAAAATTAAACTTTTAACTTCATTCTGAATAGTCAACGAGATTTTAGACAAGTCTTTTACAACAACTTTAATCCAAATATCTTTGAATGCTGGGCGTAAAATCTTAATAGGGTAAGTGGGGTTGTTGTGGTCGAATGTCTCAGCCACTACGGTGACGTCAGTATTTCCATTCCATGAGCAACCTGTGCCTGCTTTAATAAATGCAGCTTTAGCTACATCATAATCAGTGCCACCCACTACAGAAACAACAATCGAATTGCGAATTAGAGGGTAATCAGTAACACCTTTTGTCACGGTAGTATCGGTAGGGTTTGACACCACATAAGCATCAACCACATTACGCACAGCAAGCACAGCGCCTAGTGTTGCATCATCGGTCATTTTTGCGTTAACTGCTACAGATTCACGACGGCGAACATTGAAATCGACACGGCTTTCTTCTGCATAGCCCATTACAGCACTTTCGGTATTGTAAACTTGGTCAAGACCGTTTAGGGCAGATGGAATGATAACGATAGAGTTTGGTAGCGCTTCAATTGCCCCAGCAGTATCACAGATACAAGTGATTTCAACTGTGCCAGTCGAGCCAATATTATACGTTCCCGATGTGCGCCATGTTCTGCCTTGCAAGTCTTGAACCGCAAAACCACTAGGAATTACAGCACCTGATAAACCTTTGAACACTACAGGGCAAACTGAATTTGTAGCAAGATTACGGGTTAAGAAATAAAGCTCGCCGACTGCATCTTGATAGATTCCTGTTGCATAGTTCGGGTCAAACTGATTACCCTGTTCTACCAACGTATCGTAAAAGTCTTTGACAATTGCGGTCATTGAAGTGGCTAATTGATACTGAAATGAACCTTGAACGCGCGATAAGTTTCCACCCATTGCGCTCTCAAGCATTGACCAAACACCGTCATTAATTTCTTGTGTAGTCGGGACAACATATCCGTTCGGTGTGAATGTGATTTTTGGGATCATAGCCCAACTACTCCCGTCAGATTATCTTCGTTTGTGAACTCTATATTACCCGACATTATACGATCTTTTAGTGGATTTAAGCGAACATTCACTGACACTACACCATCAACTAAGATTGACCTGTCATGCAATTGGCGTTGATACAAGGAAATTGGATAGCCTGATTTACCCATGATTTCTTCAAGATAGGGAATGCCGTCATTCTTTTTGTAATAGTCATCACCGCGAAATACACGGCAAGATGAAGCGATATCTTGAGCCTGTTGGTAGACATCCGTAGCAATTGCAATATTGCCTTGCGTGTCTAATTCCAAATCCCATGTGTAGGGATTCAAAAATACGGTTTTCATAAGCAAACCCACAAAACTGTTATTGCATACATGATAACAACAAACAGGCTAAATACTAAATTTTTAATAATCACTCCATCGGAGTATTAGGCGGTGAGGTCGGTTGCCCATCGCCTTGCTCAGTGTGAGTATGCCCATTGTATGCAGTGCGCATAGAATCCATTGTTACGCCACCACTAGCCGATAAATCTTGGATTGTTCCATCTGCTGTAACATTTCCCGTAAAATGAGAAGTAGGCGCGTCAATAGTCACTTTTGTAGATGACTTAATTTTAATCTCATCACCATCAAACCAGATGTAGTTTTCAGGCACTTGATTAGACCAACCACCAAAAAAGAATGCGTCTGCAATGTCAGAATAGCGCGACACGTTTTGAGCAGCCATTGCGCGAATACGCTTCACTAGTGAAATGTCACGACTGCAAAAACCACAAAACCCAATGTCGCCGATTTGCGGATCAAGAATCACAGCATTTTTACCACCAGTGATTCGGAAATATGGCACGTTATGAATCTCGCCCAAATCGACATTATTGTTATCAGCATCGGTACGCTGTGTAAGAATCTTAACCGACACAAAGCCAACAATGTCTAATCCACCGCCATTAACTGCTGTAACTTGAACAAGTTCACCTGTATTGAATTGACCAGCAACAGCTAAGACGTTTTGTTGAAATTCCTTAACGCCACCAAAATTTAATATGTTGTAATTACTAGCGTTGGACTGCTGCATCTTTCGAGTCTCTCCAAGTTGCGTTTATAGCCATTCCCCACTTACCTTGAGGGATGTTGCTTTCTAGTGTAACAACCATGCCGTAAATGCGCCAATCTGTATTTGCAATCTCAATGATTGAATCCTTGACGCGAACAATGCCACCAAAGCGAATAGATGGGTCATAAGCACAGTTAAAATTTAAACCACGTTGGTCGGGTTCAGGATAACCTTGTAGTCCTGTAGATGGACTAATGACAGGAATTTTAAGATTGCGTTCACCATCTTTCTTGCAGATGACAATTAACTTTTGCTCAATGTATAAATCAAAGTCGCACATTTGACAAAGATTTGTAATCTTATCGATATTTGAACCAAGCAGCTTAACATCAGTTACTACGTGTGTTGCCCCGTAGTTTTCAAACTGATAACCTGATTGTGTGGCTAGTTCTTTAATAATGTCAGCGGCTTCTTTTTCCTCACCCTTTTGCAAAGTGTATGGTTCGCTATATTGAAGCTTATCAGCAATAGCCATCTGACTTGTAATGACTAAAGCACAGTTTGGCGCACCATCCATTTTAATTGTAGCAAAGGTAATATTTCCCTCGTAAATAGTGGACAACTCCTCGCCTTGCTCCCCTGCTTCAATCTTTACCGTGTTCAGGATGGCTTTCATCGTATTCCATTGCACACGGAATAACTTGTTCATCGTGGCAATTGGCAAGCCATACACGACAATTTGCGCAGTAGGGGATATAGATCCATTACCATAGTTTAAAGTAGTCGATATGGCTAAACCTGTGGATGATATGCGATTGTTGTTTTCGCTATCAAAAGATTCCTCACCATCTTGCAGCGTAAGCGTGATGCGCTGAACTTTTCTTTTCATAATAAAAAACCCTCGTGATGAGGGTTATTTTATCACAACATAGTTCTATTCACTTTCTTATGTATTTCATAAAATTCAAAATTAGATATATCATACTCTAAATTTGAATTTATTCCTTTTAGGTTAACTCTTACAAAATCCGATCCACACACAGAACTAATAGAAGATATCATAACTTTTTTCTTTTCCATGACATTATAAAAAACTTGCCCGCACTTCATAAATTTCTCAAAATGATCAAACCTCATTATAGATTTATTATTTTTTATAAATAAATTAAGCATAAATCACCCCCAATAATTGAATATTAATTATATAAAAATATAAAATTAATTGCAACTATTGACCATCATCCCAAACCATCAAATATCGCGTGCCTAATCCATCATAGGTGGGGTCGCTTGTTCCATCAATGTCATAGAAGAAAAAACCAAAGCCAATATAGGTGCGGTCAAGGCAAACGCGGTTGTACAAAACTTTACCATCACTACTTTCTAATGATGCGTATAGCTTATTTTTGCGCGTGCTTAAAGTAATTTGCCAAGTCACACCGTTTAATGTTGTGCTGAAAAATTGGTTAGGAACAGCAGCCACAGGAACATCAAATTGAGCCATCATGAACCCCCAAAAATATCAGACAAAATACTTGTGCGTTGCGTAGATGTCTTTGCCCCACCATCTACAGTGTTTGAATCGCTAGGCTGTTTAACTTCTTCTAAATCATAATCCACTTTGGCTTCAAGCACTTCTTCTAAATCAAGATTGACAGTGAGCATTGTAGCCCCGTTTTGTGCTGTGCGTGACTTATTGATACCAATTAGCTGATATCGCATGTACACATACTCAGGCGTGATAATGTAGAAAAACAATGTTGATTTAAGCAATGTTTCTAATTGAGCTAAAAACAACTGGCGCTCGTTCACATCACTGCCACCTTTTGCAAGTGTCACTGTCGCCATGCTGGGCGTATTTACTTTGTTGTATGAAGCAAATGAGCCTTGTTCAACTGGGTATTTTGAGATACTTGCAGCGGCATCATGATTCATGCTTACAAAGGAGTCAGCAAGAATAATCGGAATGCCGAACTCGTTAAAGATTCCCCACTTCTTTCCGAACACAGCGTTAATGAGTGCAGCACCACCCAACGACAAGCCGACATTGGCAAGCGTTGTTGGTGCTACTAGACCGGGTATATTAGGCATTCCTGCTAACATAAAATTACTCACTTAAAAGAAGATCGTTGCGATAAGAAGCCATTAGTTAGACCAAGTGCATATCCTGCCCTGTTCCTGCCATTGTAGGCGAGGTTGTTTGGATATTCACCTTGTCTACATTAACCTCAACATTGTTTGCTTGATTGGCAATAGGTTGATTGGCTCTAACGCCTGCTAGATTAATCTTATCACTTTGTCGCATAGAATCCTGAACAGCAGACGTATCAAAATAATTTCTTTGATGCGCTCGGAATTTAGGGTTTTGAACCATTTCACCTTTTTCGATGATGCCATTACCGTTTGAATCCCATACTTTGTTAAGCTCATAAGCTTTTGATCCGCGCTTATAACCCCATCCAGTCACAGCACCATAAACATCGCCTACAGTGTTTTTACCCTCATTGCCTGCTCTAAAGTTACCACTTCGCTCTTTAAAGTATTTCTCAACGTATTTCATTTGTTCATCAAAAGATAATGAGCCAAACTGATCACGCGACATGCCGTAGTATTGACCTTTCGTACCACCAGAACCCGACATGAACTGAATCAACCTGTAGCAGATGATCCTTTATTGCGTGCGTTAGGGTCAAAAGTTCCACCTGTTTCAAATGAGATTACAGCAGCCAAATCATTAGGGTTAACGCCAATGTTTTTAGCAACGCGCGAAATTGCAGCAGCTTTTTCAGGTGTAAATGCCTTACTGCTATATTTTTGGGTTGCAACATTTTCAGGTGCTAAAGGAGGATTGATTAGATTTTTAGCCGCCTGCTCAAGTGTTCCTTTTTCCTGACCTGTCAAATCATCAACCACGCCAGCGACATTTGAACCAAGTTGTTTAATCATGCCCCACGCTTGCAATCCAGCACCTTTAAAGTCACCAGATACAAGCTTCTGAATAATCTCAGCATATCCACGCAATGTTGGAATCGTGTTGTTGATCATATCCTTATACAAGTTTTTGAATGCATTTTTCAGGTTATCAGTAGATAGCGTAGCGTTATCGATATATTTACTGAATGCGCCCCAATCGAACAGTGATTTACCACCCTCAGCCCAAGTTTTATAGTCATCATAAAGCAAGCCAAATGCAGCACCTAAAGCGCCCACAGTGGCAATAAACGGAATAAACGGCGCAATGAATGCTAATGCTGCAATGGTAGCCTTAATTAAAATAGGGGTTAATACTGCACCAATGACAAATGACAATGCTTTAAATACCGCTTGAACTTCCCTTTGGTGCTGTTGCAAATATTCAAACATGCCAAGCGCGACTTCACTTAATTTAACAAACAAAGGGATAACTGCATTCCCAAGCATTGTTTTAAGTGATTCCCATTGTGAACCAATTAGCTGCGCGATTCTTTGCTAAGTCTCGACTTGCTTGTAATTCAGCTTCACTAGACTTATACATCGTGTTTTGGTAGGCAATCATCTTTTCCATTTCTTGCCGACCTTGCACTAGAGTATTAAATGTTCCCTCGTCAATACCCATTTTAGATGCAATAGAAAATGCCTGTTCACGATCCATCTTGCTAAATGAATCTGCCAAATCAAGCATTACATCATCAGTCTTGCGCAGATGCCCTTGTGTATCAACCATTGACACACCTAAAGCATTCATGAATGGCAATAGGGTAGTATCACCCATCACAACAAAATCATTCATCCCCATGTTTAAAGATTTCATTGACTCAGTCATGCCCTGAGCAGAACCGCCCATAGCCGATGCTGCGCCCTGCCAATTCTTGATTGTCTGTGACGACATGCCAAGATTGCGTTCAAGAAAGTAAAGCTCATCGTTTAGTTGCTGAACTTGGTCGACAAGCTTAATCAAGCCAGTCGCAGCAGCAGCCACAGAAAACCATCGGGCAAGCGTCTTTGTGACATTACCAACTACTTTGTCAGTTTCGCTAACCGATTCAGTAAGCTTTTTATTCTTACCTACAGCTTTATCGGCTTCACGATTATATTGTGAGCCGTCTAACCCAAGTTTTACAATTATCGACTCAACAATATTTTCAGCCATTTTTACTCTCTTTGTTTAGAAGATACTTAATCTTGTTTTCATTATACGTGGCTACTTGCCAAACTTCGATAATTCTTAATGCTCCCTCTAATCCGATGCAGCTATTCAATTCTTGATAACTGCACATTTTTGTAAGCAAAGCCCGATAAACGGTTTCAGATACATTTAAAGGGTTTGCCAAAATGTCAGGATTTATGCCTTGATTGGATTGAGGGTCATAAGAATAATCAAGTATCAGGTTTCGCCTCGTTTTAAAAAATCAAGATGCAACTTTAAAACTTGACCAAACAGGATTGTAAAAGTCGCAGCTTCTTTAATCTCATCATCCCAAATAACCATGCGCGGATGACCACCTGTTGGAACGATTTGAACACACTTGTTAAGTAAATCAAATTTTAATTCGCGTGAACGTGCAGCAGGGATTCGCCCGATAATAGTTGCAACCATTGAACCAAGCTCAATCATGCCTTTCATTGACTTTGTATCAAGCTCAAGCACATCAACATCTTTAAGATTCATGCCTGCGGTAGATGCTTCATATAGCAACTCGTGCGCCCATTCATCTGCCTGAATAGCCGGCAACTCTGTAATCAAGAAAACCTTTCCAGCATCACGACCATTCGTAGTTGTAAATGTTGCTTCTTTTAAGCCGTTACTCATGTGTTCACTCCAAATTTAAGAAAAAGGGGATTGCTCCCCTTGTGTTAGTTTACTTCTTCGATACCGCCAGAGATACCCTCTAGCACGTATGTATGACCTGTCAATAACTGCGCAATTCCTGTGCCACCTGATTTACGAACAAGCGTGCCAGTGATGGTTTGCTTGCGTTTAACAGATGGGTAATACAGTTGCAACTCAACCACACGTGCTTCCATGTTGTTCATGAAATCATTATAGATAGTTTCAAAAGTTGAAATAGATTGACTATTCGCAGCAAGTGAAACGGTTGCAGTAGTTGTATGCGGAACCCAACCAATTGACAATTTACCATCCACACCAATTTGAGTTTGCGCGGTAGTTACTTCATCGAGTGAAGCAAATGCGTCAGATTGAGCGCCTGTAATTTTGATCCAGTCATCAAATACCCCAGCACAACGTAGCGACAAGACGCTATTCGCGGCTGTAATTGTATTTGGATTTAATCCCATAGCCATTATTTAGCCCCTTTTATTGTACGTTGGTTGAAGTCATTTCAATCTTCTGCATAGACGAGCCGTCAGTATAGAAGAATTTAATGATAAATGATTCACGTGCTGCACGTGCGCTTGCAGATGGTAGAACTACTGAAAGAACGTAGCCTTGCGTGAATAACTGATTAGCAGCGTTAGCAATTCCTGATTCTTGAACCACTTGGAACTTTTGAGAATCAGATAGGGTTACGCCTGCGCGAATACCACCAAAGTTTAAACCTTGATTAATTGGGTCTTGGAAATACGCACGAACCGCTGCTACACCATCTTCGGTGTAAGGGATAGTGTTTTGACCGCGAAGCATGTTAACCATTGCCAATTGAAAACCAGTGTTTAAGAACACTTGAAAGTCAAAGTTATCAATCCACTTAAATTTGCCAGTTACAGCCCCAATCCCAGCCATTTGGAAACGGTTGCGAATTACAGCCCATGCACCATAAAAAGAGTAACCGTTAGCTTCAAGCGTAGTCGCATCAGATTCGCGCGTTACGTCTGCCACCAAGCCTTCTTGTGTGCGGAATGCTGTAGTAGTTCGACCATTGGTTTCTTCATAGTTTACCGAACCAGATACGCCACAAAAGAATGCAGCCTTATCAAATGTTCCGTAAATTGGCACAACGCCTGCTGTATTTTCTTTCGCCCACTCACCAAACGATAAGCCAGATTGGGATAGTGCCAAAGGGTCAAGACCCCAAGTGTAAAGCTTGAAGCGGCTATCTTGTTGAGTAACCCAAGTTGCCATAGCTTTTAATGAATCATCATCAAGCGTGCCGTCAGTGTAAGTGAAGTTCACAAAATCAGGTGAAAACTCCAATACACGCTCAGTAACCGTTTCAGCATTATCAGCAGTCGTATTGTTGTTTAGTGTTGCAGCAGTCGCTTGTGTAAGCTTGAGTGTGGTTGCTACAGCGCCAGAACCGAACGTGACAGATGAACCTGTTCCCGTAGTACCCGATTTGATAACGAATCCCTTTACGGTAGATTCGTAAGTAACAGGCACGGCTAATGCAGTCGCAATCAATGCAGCAGCATCAGAAAGACTATTTGCGGTTGATAAATTAACGGTTACGTTTTTAAGCGTTCCGTCAATTGTGATTGTTAGTGTTCCATTTACCGCTTGAATCTGCGCATCAGTTAATCCTGATACATCACCGCTCGTTAATGATGCAGCAACGTCAACTTTGTTGTATTGCGAAATGAATAGCGAGTTAGGTCGAGTGGTAGCACCCTCAAAACCGTTAAAATACACTACAGCAAAATCGTAGATATCACTGTTTAAGCCGTAGTGCTGGCCAACCAATGTTGCGCTTGAATATTCGTAGTTAGGAAACACAGCTTCACTAGCAAGCAAAACCGTATTTAACCCCAATGGATTTCCACCACCACCAATCACGGCAGGGTAGACAGCAGCGATGTTTTTCGCTGGGATCGAGTTAAATTGCATTAATAGACTCCAATTCGAATTGAGACACGTCCGTCACTATATTAACTGTTTTTTCATACTTTGTATTGTATTGCAAATCAAGGTCTAGCATAAACCTTAATTCGTATTGTCCTGCTTCATTTACAAAAGTCAGGTCTTTAACTTGTGGCTGATTAAGTGGAACGCATTCCTTCAAAATCTCGGTAGTGATTGGTGTATTCCAGCACGTCGCTACCTGTTGAGCCAAATCGTAAGAATCTTCACCATAAAAGTCTAGCTGCATTGTTCCCTTAACTGAGTTGAACACAACAAGCTTATCGCCTTCCATCTTATTTGAAAATTGGTCAAGATGCGCAGATGATCGAAAAGCCATGATGATAGCATTTTGAGGGATAGGCTGATTGTTGTTGTATGCCTTGATAACTCTATTCGTGTCGGTGATTTCTAGCAAATTAATCAAGTATTGACGCATATCAATATAAAGCGGTTTTAATATCTTCACGGCGCAAATACTCCTTGATTGAATGGCTGCGTGCCTTGACCTAAAAAGCCAAAATATCGAGTGTCGCTTTTAGATATTTTACCTGTGTTCTGAATCAGGATTTTTACCCAATCATTGTACGATTCGACAATCTTTTTCACATACCATTCTGTCGGGTCGTCCTCACCGTAAGGCTTAATCACAAGAAATGTTGTGCCTAGTTGCAAACCACGTCTAATAGCGGGAATCATACCGTCCGCATAAGCAAGCATAAACTCACCCTGTTGGTTAGCAAATCCAAGATGCGCTAAATCCTCAACATCCATTGATTGCGTTTGAATAACTTTAGGCTGGGTTAAATAAGATGGTATCTGCGTTCCATCGTCTGACACAGTGTAACCTGTACTGACACGTAGCAATGCTTCAATGTTTTCATTGACTGCTACCGTCATTGTGTTGGCAAGCGCCCTGACTCTTAATGACATAAAAAAAAGCCCATCATGTGATGAGCCATTTTAACATTAATCCATAATCTTTGTTTCATATAGATTGCCATTAAAAATTAGCAAAGCTGCAATGTAATCTTGCGTACATGCCTCAATATCTATGCTGTACGCAATCTGTGATTCAAATAGTTTGAAGTTGTCTACTGCCTTCTCTATTAATTCATAAAGCATTTCGCTTTTTACTTTTATTGATATTTTAGCCATCTACCACCTCATAATTTATTGAGTCATGCATGAGTAAACTATCGCGAAGTGGCGCGTTAACTCCTTTCTTAGCAATCGTTGCAGGCGCGTTAGGTGGATTGTTAAAGGTGATAATTGTGTACTGAATATCCTGCTGCATTTGCATACCAACCAAGCCTAGAATCTTCTCAATTGTATATCCCGCCCTAGCACCCTTCACAGCTAATTCACCCCATGCTTTTTTGTGTTCCGCGATAGTGTCACGAAAGAACGGACGACTCGGGATGTTCTTAAACCCGTACTCGTTCTTATACGCCACTGTAGCGACTTTTGTTCCATCAGGTAGGTAGATTTCTCCATAACCCCAACTTTAACGTGCTGAGCATTTGATGACACTAAACGGTTTAATGCTTGATCTAGTGAGCCTGAGATTTTTATTGCCATGAACAATCCTCCTTTTGATTAATTTTAACACCATTTATCACCAATACATAAACATGAATAAAATTCACTTTATTTAAATTTGATGAATAATTTTAAGTATGCAAATTTTGCATAGATGAATAAATTGATAATAATCCAAACTAAGATGAATTATTTTCACTTAACGACTTTTAATCAAATGCTATAATTCACCTATTGCTTACAACCAGTGTGAAACTAAGCAATCGGTTATGTGGTCGGAACAACTATAACGGCAGCGCATAACTTAAATAATCCCGTACTGTGAGGGTCAAGCAAACGGGAATCTGTTGGAATGGTCAGAAATGGCGTGCTAGGCAGAGCTTGGACTGAGTTAAATCAGGGTAACTAGCAACCGAAATATGTTTAACAATGATTTCGGACTTTAATCGACGAATCGGCTCCAGTAGCATGTTCTGATAAAGTTAATGTTCAAGATAGTTTTTTATAGACTGTCTTAGGATGAATATTAACTTTTTCTCTCAAAATCTCACCAATAGCATATATCTATATAATATTAATTATATATAGATGGAAAAAATGAGTAAAAAATCAAAAACACCAAAACTGAATTTTAAAAAAGACCAGATTCAAGAATTTGAAAACTGGCTAATTGACAAAGGCGCTGACATTGTAGCAGTGAAGAACAAAGGCGAATCAATCCGTTTTATCTTTGAAGGTCGCTGCGGTTTGATCTATAACACATTTAGAGCCAATCCACTTGGCACGCAATTAGCTAAAGTTTTTTTAATAACCCACAAATAACCGAGTGGGTTTTTTTGGGGTTTGCATTCGCTTTAACTTCGCAATGCGTTCGCATAAAATAAACCCCCATCATGTGACAGGGGTTTTGCTTACATTCTCCAAAATCTTAATTTTTCACGATTAACAGGCATAGGCGCTTCTGCACCGATCCAAAGGGCAGTACGCCACGGCGATGTCTTAGCATAGAACTCAGCACCGTATGGCGTAGCTTTGAGCCATTGCTCCATAGCACCTGAACCCATCGGGTAATCAGTGCTAATCGACACGCTACCCTCTGTAGCCGATGAAATGCGTCCCACAAGCCCTGTGTTCCCGCTAGTGATCCTGTTTTGCAATTCAGCCTTGTGAGCCACTAAAAGCCAATACCACAATTTGCGATTCTTCAAGCTAATGCAAGAAGTTTCGCTATTATCAAGCAAGCCTTCAATAGATTCAAAAAAGTAGGTTAACTGCTCGTTTGAATAGCTATTGAATTGCGGAAACGCAAGCTTAAACGCATCAGGATCAAAAACGAAAACATTGGACATGCTTACACCTCGTCAGAGTCTTTTTTAGCACCAGTTGCCTTGTCTAACTCTTGTGTAGTTTTTTGGTCAAGACCAGATTTAACACCTTTCAATTCTTTAGCTTGAGCTTTTGCTGAGCTTTCAGATTTGGTTTCGTAAATGTGCTGATTAATGCAGATCGGGTGATTCTTGTAAGTTTCACGCCACTTATCCCAAAATGACTTATCAACATCGGTTGTTAGTCCGATTTTTTCGTCACGGTCAACCATGATGAATCCATCTGGTGAATTGTAGCCGTTAATTTTCTTTTTAACGCCATCGACTTCTAGGGTTAAGCCCGCTGGAAGTTTACAAGCAATCATTACTGTAGCCATTGTTTACTCTCCTAAATATGCGAAATCTGCAAGTTTTTTAATTTCAATTAATACATCGTCACTTGGGTAAACACCACTATTTTTGATGTAATCAAGAATAAGCTGCGCTTTAAATTCTTCATAACTCATGTTTGAATCCTCTTTAAAGATATTAAGATTATACACTATTGTTGAATCTGATCTACTGTCAACAACACAGCAGGGGCGGTAGGTGAAAACCCTGTAGCTGCTCGAGCATCAAGTGTTACGTTTGTGCTATCAGATGCCCACATAAGCTCGATGTAATCATTTGCAGCTAATGAGAAGAACATCATACGGCTTTGCACGGCGACTGCATTAGAGCTTTCTAGTGAGCGAATAATCGTGGTATTTGGAACATCGACACCATTCTTTTTAAACCACATATACACGTTCTTAATGCTTGCGTTAGTTGATGTTAACTGGAATGACGCATTGAACGCATACAAACCTGAATGTGCTACCGTAACACGAGAATTGGAAACAACCGATACACCATTAGCAACTGACGTTGTATCAAAAGTTATGGGGTTTGCTGTGTTAATTGCAGTAGGGCTAACATCAACTGTTTTAATAAACGCCCCGTAATAAAGCTGTTGATCAAGGATAGGGCGCACAAACACTTCACCATCTGTTGCGCTAGATGCAGTCACCACGCCAACAGGAATGACAATATTAGGCGCTGTAGGCTTGATATTGGTTAATGCTCCAGCTACAGACGGATTAGCGTACAACGTGTCACCAACGGCATATGATGCGGTATTTAAGCCACGAACGCGACCATATACAGTTAATCTGCCACGTTGACCAATAGCAATGTTTTCAGTAGCCAAGCCAATCGCGTAAATAGGTGGTGCTGATCCGTTGGCAACATACTTACCTACCGTTGTTCCTGTGCCAGTTAAACCAATCAAGTCACCATTGTTAAATGCTGAACCCGTGTTATTGGTTACTCGTGCATAGGTTTCTTCACCAATTTGCTGAGTAACACCACCAGAGTGATGAATATTAATCGTGTCATCTGTTTGATTCCAAGTTAAACGCCCCACCTGATGTGTATGCACAGGGTTTAATTCAAAATCAATAAAGTTAACGGCTGGCTCAAAAAGCTGATCTTCAATTTTATTGAGATTATCAGCGTTTATTGGTGAGGTTTTATCGGGTAGATTTTTCCAATCCGTTTTTGTGTAAGTCATTTTAACCATCCATTAAAAAAGGCATCACCAGATTGATGATACCTTTTAATTTAAGCTTGTGGGTATAAATCCTCGCTCGGATACAAATCCAAAGCGGGGAATAACCCGTTATCAGGGCGTATTGGTTGCTAACTGGTTAGCAATCAGGAACGGACGGTAGATAATCGCACCAAGTGTAGATTGGCTGCGTTTTTGATACCAAGACGATGTACGGACATCAACGGCGTGAACACGTAGCTTTTCAACGAACGCAAGATCAAGCGTATCCTGACCTAACCAACTATCAACAACAAGCTGAATCTTTTCACCCGCGTCAGTTGAATACTGTGGAACACCAATTACTTCCAAGTTAGGGAAGTTTTTCTTGATTGTATCCCAAGCATTCAAGCCAAATTGGTTGACCGCGTGTAACTTGGCTTTCATCACTGGTGACAAAATCAAAGTCATCTTGGCATTCTGATCCGCAAACACACCATTAGATTGTTCAACCAATTGCGTGTAAAGACGTAACACTTCGTTGTAAAGCTGCTCAGAAGTCAAGCTATACCAGTTAGCCCCCACAGAGTCAGGCAACAAACTAGGATCATTCAACATGCCGTAGTTTTTAAGACCAGCCACACCATAGATATAGATGTAGTTTTGAGTTTGATTAAGCGTCAATGTCGCAGCTTTAATTTTTTGCTCAGCCAATGGAATACGAGCTTGTGCGGCACGTTCTTGTTCTAACTCACCAATAGTGATGTTTGTTTGATAACGATACGGCTGGCGAAATTCCCAGTTTACGTTGTTCTCAGACATACCATTGTCATTGTAATCGCCATAGCTAGATGTTTGACCATAAAGCTCAGAGATTGCAACAGTGATTTGCATATCAGCACTTGAACCCATTTGACGCTCGCCAAATGTTTCACCAAGAATCATCGGTGCGGTTAGGGTTTCAATAAAGCCCGGAACAATAAACGTGCTTAGAAAAGCAGGAATACCACTGTTCGCAATTGTTTGTGCTACACCACCATTAATATCATCCATTGCCAATACGGTAGCGTTTGGATTCAAATTCATGTTGTAGCGTTGGTTTAACACATGAATATCGTATGAGTTCATTCAGCTACCCCTTATTTCGCTGTAATTTTGATGATAGAGTTCGCTGCGCCAACAGTAGCAACAGAAAACGGCGTTTCAGTGTAGCCTGAAATTGTAGCACCAGCAGCACCCGTCTGGATTGTGCCATTTGTGTTTGAAGCAAAGACTTTCTGACCAACAGTCGCAGCAGTGGTAGTCACAGCATAAAAATCACCACGATCATGCAAAGTAACTTCAACGCCTGACGGGATTAAGTTACCGTATGATGTTTGCCATTGAGTAATCACTGCAATGTTTGAGTTACGGCTTACAAAACCAAGCGCGTAGTTTGTTGTATCAGCAGGTTTAGCGTTTGTGGTAGTACCATCAACAAGTGACGCCCAAGCAAATGTAGCAATTGTTACGCCAGCAGTTCCAGCGACAAACTGAAATGCGCCCGCAATGACAGAATGGTATGGACCAATTGAAGCGAAAGCACCAGCTACGCCAATTGGGTTATATAAGTTCACATTAGTTTGAAAAGCCATTATTTTAACCCCTTGAGTGCTTTAACGGTGGTTTCAGACAACTTGCCCGATTTTGGTTTTGAATCCATGGCAACGGCAGGCGATTTGTGCGACTTAACAAGAGCGGCTAGACCAGCAGTATTAATGCCTGTGGTGTCAACACCTTTTTGTTTAAGTGCATAAGCATAAACTTCGTGGTCAGAACTAAAACCATCAAGTGCAATTGCACCGACTAGTGGCTCAACTTCACGACCAGCTTTAAAGATATTCATGATAGAGCCGCGAACTTCTGCCGCATCCATCGCATGCTTTTTATCTTCGTCACGGTCTTTTTCTTCACGCTTTTCACGTGCCTTAAGACGCATGGCTTCTGATTCGTTGTCTTTGTCAGCCTGAGTTTGTTTGTCTTCATCTTTGGCTTTCTTATCGTCTTCCTCAGAATCTTCCACAATATCCTCATCTTCGGCTTTTTTGTCTTCATCCTCATCTTCTGCTTTCTTATCATCGTCAGCATCGAGAGCCAAAGAACTATGCACCGCCAAAACAGTTTTTCTTACATCTTCCAAAGAGTCCATGCCTAACTGTTTTTGCAGCTTTGCAAGGCTTCCGTTTTTAAGTTTGATTGTCATCAATTGACCCTCTATTGAATCTGCGATAATCGCGTCACTACCAATTCTACCACGTTCTACGATAGCAACGTGATTACCATGTATTTCCCGCATAATACCATCATAAGGAATGCCATTCCAAGTGCCTGCCGTCATATCAGGTGTATAAGCATAACCCGCTGATAATTCACCTAATGCACGGCTTTCGATATAGTTAATGCCTTCTTGATCAAATACGCGCAAAGATGACCATACTCGACCTTCATCATCCATAGTAATCTCAGTACCAATAGAACCGATTGTCGATTCTTTTTCAGGCTGTGAAGCATCTACAGGGATGTGGCGTTTAAGAAGCTGCAAGCCCTCAAATGTAGGTAATGCCTTGCGTAATTCTTCTGGATCACGTAGCAGCATGTATTCTTTGTTTGGATCAAGCCCTAGCTCTTTCCAGTTCGGAATAGATGAGCCTGAATAGGGATTAACGGCAGCTTTAGTGATAATTGTCTTGTCTACACGAAGATGACCATTTTTGTCATAGCTTCGAGCCGATCTATCAAAAGCCAAAGAATCCATGCCTAATATGCTTTTGTATTTTTTCTTTTCAGCTTCCGAATAATGACTATCGTCTCCACCAGAATAAGCCAAAGCATAACCAACAGCATTGCTAACATCCATATCCGAATCGTTTCTACTTTGACTTGGGCTGTTATTGTTTCTTGATTCACTATATTTTGATAACAATGCAGAAGCTTTATTGATTGCTTCTGTTTGCTCTGGGTTCATACTTATGCCGTGCCTATTTCTTGCGGCAACAGTATCTTTGATTGATCTCATCTTTGATTTTAAATGTTTTGGTGCGCTTGATGGCAAAGATGATAGTTTTACTTTTGCAGTTGATTTTGACTTAGAGTTAGAAGCCTGTTTTTTTTGATCGGGCTTCTTGTTAAGTTTTCCATTAGCGCCAGCAATAACCTCTCCTGCTCCATTCACTTTAACATGAGAGCCTTTTACGGTTATCCACCTTTCTTCATCATCTTGAGCTATTTCAATCACATCGAAATCATCCATTGCATGTTCAGGCTCTTTTTTTCTTCATCAAGCCATTGATTAAATAATTCTTCAAGCTTGTCAAAATCGGTGTCAGTCGCCATGCCCGCCTCACGATAGGCAATAGCAATTGCTTGATCTTTTGGTTTACCCGAATCAATTAGCTCTTTAATGTTTGCGTGTATTGTCTCTTGGGATTTACCCTCAATTAATGGCACTTCAATACCCCATATCAATTTTTCTTATTATGCAATAAAAAAGCCACCTGTTAAAGTGGCTTTAGTCCAGATGTGTTTAATCTTAATGTTTCTATTAGTTCACCATGCGCATATTGAAAAACAATTTTATCTAAATATTTATAGTAGATAACAATCCCATCAATATGTAGATAATGAGTTGCGCCCTGCGGTGCATTCTTTCTGATTTCTTCAATGGTCATCTTAATTTATCCGCTTCTTTATTGAGTCTATTGGCAAGTTTCTTGCAAACCTTATCAAACCTTTCAAGATCATCACAATTAAAACCATAATCCTCACCATACTCAACATGAGTTCTGATTAATTCTGCGCAATCCTCCAGTGCCTTAATTTTCAATTCTTTCAATGGTGTCTTATTCATCACAAGCTCCTATCATGCTTTGTATACATTAACCACTTGAACACTATCATTTGATACAAGGTCTATTGCATAAACACCCGCATCCATTTGTATTTTCGTAGGCTCAACAGGCACAGACACATAACCCTTACGATTTCGGCTTGCGATCCATGAACTAAATAAAAAATGAGTTACATCGTGCTTATATCGATGATTAGTATTATCCCAATCTAGCATTAAGCCAAATCCATTATCTCTAGCCCACACCTCAAACGGTTCTTTTTCTTTCTTAATATTCATACCTACCTCACAAAAAATATAATATAAAAAATAACTAGGGATGTGACCATGTAGCCCGCTCTCGTCAATCCGTCTTGAGCGAAGATCGCACTAATCATCCAAGCCACCCCCATACCAAAACAGATAAACGACAAGTCAGACATTACGTGTACTCAAATTTTTTACAAAGTATAGCAAATCTGTATACTTTTCGTTTGATTGTTACATTATTTCCTTATTTAAAAATCATCCACAATTTCATGCTTTGATGAATCATAAACAAAGCTGAAATGCTCAAACTCATTAAATAAAACCTGATTAAGCACCGACTGGCAGCACTCACCCACAATCTGATTGTATCGATCTAATGTAATGTATAAACCTTTCCATCTTCCGCGTATTGCGATACACCCAACATCTTCACCGTGAATTATTTTGATCATTTTGGCATTACTCCTACGATGCAATGAGCCGCTTGTGTTTTCAAAGAACCGCCCCAGTTGTTTGCAACAATGTCATTATTTTTCCCAGTGTTATAAATTTTTGCATTTGCCTGACACTGAGCCATGTTTGCTTGAGGAATTGATTGTGATGTAACACTATTTCCACCAACTAAAAAAATTACCAAATAAACTACGTTAATCATATTATTCACCTATTAGCTTTAGTATTCTTGAAACAGATTCTTTTACAAAAATGTAATTTTGGTCATCATCATGACCAGAGCCAACAAAAGTAATGCTTGTAAGATTTTGGTTGTGGTAATAAACCCCAAACCTAACAATTTGATCAACATTTAAGAAAACTTCCAAGCCTGTTGCTTCAATTGTAACTTTAATAAATTTAGCCATTTTCAAACCATCCAATCTATAACCCAATATACAATACTATAAAATTATATGCAACATATAGATGAAATAAAACCCCGATACTTCACAGCATGGGGGTTTAAGTTAACCAACCGCACGATGTAACCCGTGCCCTATACAGAAAATTGATTAACTTAGATGAAGTGAACTAAAGGTTTCGAACCTATCCCGAGTATGGCATTATTCCAATTCCGTGCTACCAACCACACGCCAATTCACTTCTCTAAGTTGCCACACTTTCGTGGCGGTCATGCAAGTCGAATAGTCTGGCGATCACAGCTCACTCAAGGCTTGGCTCTTTCCCTTATTGCAATCGGTACTCAATCGCTATTCTTGATCGGCAACGTGCGAATAGTTGCATTTCCTACTCATCTAACTGGATTTAAGGAATTTTACCAGTTTCATTGAGAGCATGTGTCGCCCACAGATTCGATCAATAATTGATTTATCCTAGATTTTTTTTAGATATACCATTTTCAGGATGCAGGAGATTTTCAAACCTTGCAAGGATACTGTTATTTCTCGCGCCACCATTTCATGTGGTATTTCCTCAACCGCGATATAGGATTCGATCAATAAAAATGCATTTCAACTTATCCCAACTGATAATCGGGAAGCCCTACGTGCATTTCATAAACAAATAATACCAAACCAAACTAAAAATACAAATCAGTTGTTTTGATATGGTTAATCAGGGATATCAATTATAAGGTATTTACGACACATACAGCCGAAATCTTGCGCGGGTTTAAACCAGCCGTTAGAAAATTTAATGCCTTTGTCTATATCGTATATCTGACCATGTGCTTTAACGTGTTCAGGTCTAGGCTCTTTAACGGCGGAGGAATGAAGCCACTTAGCCTGTGTAATGCCTAGTTCTTTTGCCCTCGCGTCTTCCATCGCCTGATTCAACTTAGCGCATTGATCTTTTGCGATGTTTTTAGCTCTACGATCCGTCACTCCGTCAATTTGCTTTAGCTGCTTAACAAGCGATTCTAAATCATATCCACCCTTAACACTGCGCCACACAGCAGAACGCACCTTATCCAGATACTCATTGCCAATAGACTTGATTAGCGCCACATTTTCCTCAAGCGCAATCTTCATCTGCTCCTCAACATCAGGTGTGTATTTAGGACTAACCGTAAAACCACGTTTCCTTAACTGATTAAATAGGCGTTTATCGTAATGCGTCTTAGACTTACCTACCAACTCTTTAGCAATCTCTTTCGGCATCGTATCGAGCTTGTTTTGCCATCTATCAATCAACGAATCAATAACATGGCCAATCCAGTCAATGATTCCATCCATTGCAATATCAGCACGATAAGGCTTAACAACATCCTGAATAATGTCGTTCCGCATTTCATCCATCATGCCCTGCATCTGCTCACGATACCATTTAGTAATCGAAGCAGACGGGGCGATTGAGTTAAGGGTTATTTGCATTTATATCGCCATTATTTTCTATGGATATGCACTTATATATTTTTTACCAACAAAAAAACCACCAAGTCTTTCACACTCAGCAGCAATCATTGAATGTGTGTAATTGCTACAAATAAACCAAGTAAATACAAAACTAACAAAAAAACCAATAATGAAATTACTCATTTACACCCCCATCAGCATAAGGATCAATCTCAGGCGCATTGCCTTCCAATTGATACCCACTGTCTTCATCTTCGGTTAAGGCTTGACGCGCTTCATCATTATCTATTACGCCTTCCTGAATGTAAATCTGCGCGGTCTGTGCCTTTTTGAGATTCACATCTGCACGCTCATTGTCATCCAATTGATACAACGGATTAAACTTAAATTGAATATCAGGGTCAATTTCACCCCACACATTCAACTGAATAATATCAATAATCTTGTTCATGATCGGCATTAGAAACGCTTCTTGCTTTGCGCTAATTCCATCATACATTGCACGAAACTCGCCGTCGCTAGTGTTACCCAATCCAGCAGTAGGCGTGCCAAAAATCTTAATTACAGGCAATTGGGCAGGGTAGGCTTGCATAACTGTGAACTTATCCAATAGCTCAGGCAGGCTTGTAAGCGGCGTGTTGATCTGAAAGAATTCCTCAGTCTCCTTATCCATGCTCACAATGCCACGATTGTCACGCATCAAGGCAAGCGTTTTCAATCGAGCGACCAACTGATTTACACCATCATCATCACCTTGCAAAATGGCAGTCATATCGGTTTTTAAACCAGTCAAACTAAACATTGTGATGACTTTGGCAATCGAATCAGCGACAGACTGGAATCTCTGCACATACGGCAACATCAACTGCGACATTGCAATACCGTAGAAGTTGTATGCAGGCTTGAGCATATCAGGCAAGGGTCGAGTAATAAGCGTCATTAAACGGCTGTGATGAATCTCCTTACCCATCGCCCACCACACAGAAGGCACAAAGAAATCAGGTTTGGTTGCATCACTTGCATTGTACATACTCGGTGCTGTCCACATTGGCTCGATGACTGTGAATCCTTCTAATGAACCCTTTTGAATACCCTTTTCATTAATTAACAATGGTAAATCTGTTTCTACCTGATTTTTAATTGAAATAAATAAATGAGCACCACCAAAATATCCATCTTTCTCAACCGCTTTTCGTATTAAACTACGCACACCTAAGCGTTTTAACTCAGACTCAATAACATCAATCTTTTCCTGATCTTCGCCTTTAACCTCGCCCCATTCGCGTGTCATTTCTTGAGCCATTGTCTCAATCACAAGACGATACTCAGTAGATTGTGCAAGCTGTGACAATGCTTGATAACCCAAATATGAGCTATAGAATTGAGCATCAAGCCCTGCGTAGTTTGATGCCGTGCAGAATCCATCCATTGCCATAGCATCATAATCAGGTGCTACACCATCTGGAATAGACGGTGCTTTGTATGCATTAGGTGGTGCTTGATATGGATTTAAGTTTGTGTGATCCGTAGCAACTTCAAGTCTATTTGCTAAAGACTGCCATTTTGCTCTTTTCTTCGGCTGTGTTACCTCAGCATCTTTCTTTTTAAACCATTTCATAAGAAATACTCTATTAGCTTAATGCTGATTCTACAGCAGATAGGTTGATGTTCATACCCATGCCACGCTTCATAATCTTCTCTAGTGCATAGCGTAGCGCATCGATGTAATGATTGTCTTTGTCCACAATAATCGGCAAAACTTCATCTGTTAATCGATCTTTTTTGTATGAGTAATCTCTAAACTCTTTTATTGTTTCTTTGCAGCGCGGATGAATGTAAACCCGTTTAAAGGACTTAATAAACTCAATACCATCCTCTACCGAACCCTTACCTTTTTCCACAGCCCTGATTCTAAGCAAGCCTTTTTTCTTTAGATGACTGATTGATTCGGGTCTGGCGCTATCAGCATAAACAGCATACTTTTTTAAATCTGGTATTTTCTTCTCTAAGAACTCAACAGTATCGTCAAGGTCTAATCCAACCTTTCCAGCTTCATGTTCAATCCAAACACAGTCATCATGAATCCAGACTTTTACACAAGCGGTAGGATCTTGAGAGAACCCAAAATCTAAACCAATATAAGCGCCGTGCCACTTGTGCTTGTCTGGCTCAAATTCTTTTATTTCATATTTGCCTTTAAAGATTTGAGCATCTGACATTTCAAGATAAGCACCTTCCCAAATCCAGCGATAAGTTACATCATCAAGATTGGCTTGATCTCGTTTGCGCTCCAAATCAAGAACATGCGGAAACCACGGATTATCCATGTAATTCATTTCAGCACCAATGCCAATTAAGACACCATCCTCACTTAATATTTCTTCATGTCTAAATCGCGTCGAAGTTGGACTATCTCGCTTCTCGGGGTTCCATGTAATCCACACCTCTGAATAAACAATTTTACCATTAGGTAAGTGTATTTCTTCTCGAACCGTTGGTAGTAGCTTTCTCCAAGCCATTTCTGAAACCGTCTCAGCCTCATCCACCCAACTCAGCAAAATACGCGCTTTAGATTTAATACTGTCTAAGTTATGACGCAAACCACAAAACGAATAAGTCACACGCTTATTCTTGGTTCTTATGTAGTTTTCACCCATTTCATAATAATCATTTAGAAACGGTTCTTCTCGAATCGCCTGCTTAATTTCTTCCATTGAAGAATCAGCAAGCGTATTCATAAACTCACGACCACAAAGCAAAGTTCCACTCACACCCATCTCAGCAAACATATAGCCTTTAACGGCTGTCATTTTTGCAAACGAACGAGTCTTACCTGAACCTCGACCTCCCCAGCTTTGACGGTATCGCACATCTTGAGCAGAAAAGACTGGAACAAGTTTAGGCGGCAACTTAATCTGAACTTTCGACATTATGAGCCACCAATTCAATTACAGTAGGATTATTAATACTACCGCCGTTTGTGGTTACATCAATCAATTGCTTATCCAAACCGAGCAATTTAGCCTTACCCATTGTTGCAGCAACCATAGCCGAAGCACTCTCAAACTCAAGCCCAGCCTGTCTAGCTTCTTCAAGCTCCTTGATTAAATCGTCAACTGTCATATTGTGTCTCTCTCTATGTTCTTCTCTAAGCCCTTCAATCATTAGGGATACATGAGGACGCTTAGAGTAGCGATATGCTTCTAAGTGTAAATTTCGTCCAGTCATTGTGTTTTTAGGAAACGCTTGTCTGTATGCTTCACTAGCGTTCCCTGTTTCAATAAACACTTGACTAAACTTCTCTGCCTTCTGTCTCTGAGATTCATTCATTTTTTGATAATACCAAAGAATCAATCATTTCATAAACTTTATCAGGGATATGTGAAAAGCACTCATAACGAGATCCCGCAAATTTCTTTTCTGGCGAGTATGTACTATTAAGCATAATCCTCTTTATTTCTAATTCTGTGTTAAATACACTTTCCGCATCGGCATTGATTAATGTTACAACTTCATAATCATAAGGCATATCCTTTGATCTATATCGGTATTTAAGTTTTTGAACAGTAATACCAATTTTATAAAAAATAGTTCCATCATCTTCACGCATTCTCAATACATAAAAGTTTGACTTGCCATTATGCTTATTTTTACACAAATCAATGTAATCTGATTTTCTATAATTTAAAGTTTGTCTAGCACACAAATCACACCCTTTTCCAGCAGTGTGTGCAGCTGCATCCTGACTAAATTCACCATGAATTTTGCAAATTATTGTTACTTTGTTTTTACATCCAGTGTAATTGACAAGAGAGTAATCATATCTATCGCCATGCACAGATTTAAATTTATCAATAACTTTATCTTGGGAGTACATATATTTTTCTGCTGATTTTTCAATACGGCATTTCACACAACCTTTACCCTTTAGGTGATTATGAGGTAGCTGACCAAAATACCCATGTTTTTTACATTTTATTATTAATAAATTTTTAGAGCCACTATAGATGGTCTTATCATACTCATACTTATTTCCATGAGTATTAATTGCTCGTTTTATAAAAGACTCAGTTGTAACTAGCTTATTTCCCATATTGCACCTCTGCAAATAACCTGAATAGTTAAGTGGCAGGGAATCAGGTTAATTCCTTTTCGGGTTGCATGCCCTAGCCATTTATTAATTATACCATAAAACAAAACCCCTTAGAGGGGTTTGATTAAGTGGTAAACATTGGAATCATCAAATTGAATTAAATTACCTTTAACTTGGCGCCACCCAAAATTAGATTTTATAAAATAATAAACCTTACCACCTTCAACCATATAACCTTTCGCACCCTTTGGAGCATTGTCTATAATTTCTTGCCTAGTCATTTTATAGCCTCATTGTATTTCTCAGCATCCATCCAAACCACAATACCAACACGATTACTTTTACTTAAAATTTGAGAATTACCATTTTCTGTTGCAAATGTAATTTCTATATCGTTTTTTGTTTTTCTCTCGGAAACAATTGAATTGTGCAAAACTTGAATTTTCAAGTTTTCATTTCCAATTTTTTCTAAAAATTCAGTTAACTTCATATCAAACCCCCTCCTCATAAGCCTTAATCGCACCCTGATAATCCTTATACAAAGCATCATCAAAATTACTAAACCCTTCAACCATTGGCGCTAAAAAGTCATCCGTAGTTCCACTAAACTCTCTCAGCACCACATCATAAACTTTACCATTAATTGCAACTTTAGCCACAACATCGCTTTCTTTTGCATCAATGTCAAAATCTTGCTCAATCTCATAATTATTAAACTCATAAGAATTTAATGCTTCAAGCAATTCCTCAACTTTAGCGCAGTCATTGCCACGTGCAACAAAACCACCTGTATTACCTGCAATAGCTTCTTTCAAACCATCGCGCCCATACTTATCAATAAAATCAAATGCGTTCATCTTAATTCTCCAAGCAGTATTTTATTGCACTTTCTAGATTGAATTTAACATCAATAAATTGATTATCTTTTTCAATTTTCCAACCAACATTATTACTTTTTGATATCTTAAAACCATTTAGATACATATCGTACAAATCAAAAACCACTTCTGCTTTAATCATTTCAATTCCTCCAACCTATAAACCAATTATATATATTTATAAAATTAAACGCAACATGCAAAAGTAAAAAAGGATGCCTTAGCACCCTATTTATTTACCAATTTTATAGCATCTTCAACCGAGTTAATCACATTAACCTGCCCATTCCAAAGTGAATGCCACTTAACCTGATCTGGTGTCAATTTCTGTTCCGACTTTGGCTTCTTTCCATCCTTCAATTCAGCAAGGTAGTTACTACCGCGAAAACCTATCAGAATGTCTGGACACCCCTTGCCAACACTAGATAGTATCTGCACTGTGCAACCAATCTTACGCAATGCTTCAACTATCTCCTTTTGGTTTGCGTCTACTTTTGCGGCTCTCAATCTATAAAACCTTTACACAAGTATCTGTAACCCAAAATGCAGTTAAGCAGGACTTAACCCATCCCATTAAATTCCAGTCAAATTTTATGCCTTCTCCATTTAAAATAGACCAGTATTCAGTAGACCCATCGAACTCGTCTACATATTTATAAATATCGAAATCAGGATATTTATCTTTTAAATATTCAGCATTGCTCATAACCATCTTACCCATTCCTATTATTCATCTGATTAACCACCGTCACCGTTTGATTGCCACCTTTATTCGATAGCGACCAAATCAAAGCCCAAAACCAAAACACAACCGATAGTCCTAAAATTAAATTCATTAACAGAATACCCCACCGGCTTGCATGACCCCGAAAAAATGCGATAATCGTCGGCAGCATATAAGCCAAAAAAATCAATACAATTGCGATTTCCATTATTTACCACCTCTTAATTGTTTAATTTTATCCTGAATATACCAAACTGCTTTTTCTAAATCCTGAATTTCATTGTCAGAATCTTTTAATCCAGCACGCCACAAATATTTAATCGCATTTCCAATAGCAAAATCATGGTGTCGAGTAATTTCAATACACTCAATACCACTTGGATGTGAGGTGTAATGTTTTGGATTGCTTACATTGCTATCTTGACGCACTTTTTCAATTTCCGCGCACTGATCGTTTAATAATGGTTTTGGTTTTCCAAAATTCATCAAATAATTTCTATAAAACGAATCCGACTCACCTTCATATCTGCTTCGTGTGCCATAGATATTGTTTCCTATTCTATCCAAACCATAACCATTAGCTGTTTCAATTTTTTCTTGATCGTTTAATGATGGGTTGCGCTTCCAAATGATAGAAACATCACTATTTTCCAAGTAATAATCAAATGTGCATATTGATTTTGTGCCATATTTAGACCAACCCGCACTATCAATAAAAATTTTATTTTCAGATGGCTTCCAAAAATATATACACAACTTACATGCTGTTGCAATTTCTGCCCCCTCTGGCACTTCAATCCCACCATCCAGATGATAAGCTTCCACTAACTCATACTTACCGTCGCGCTCAACCAAGTATTCTTTCATTTTACGAGTCCACACTAGATCAAAATCACGATAGCCCATTTCTAATTTTGTAAAATATATTACATTGTCAACATTACACTTATAAGCTACGTTCTTACCTTCTGGAACCAAAACCCACCCCTCAGGCGCACCCTCATTCTCACCATCAATCACATGCAAAGACCAATCTTTTGGATTCAAATATTCTAGTTTGCTCATAACCCACTCCACAAAATAAATGCCACAGCAAAACCAAATGCCAAACTTACCAACGTGTGAATAATTATATCTTTCATTAAGACCACCATGAACCTAAATTCTCCACAGGACAGCACATGGAAATAGACAAACCATCTTTGCACCAATAAAACTGGCCAATAGTCATAACTTTATAAATTCTCACACTTGTTTCTACTCGGTAAACCTGATTTAAAATTTTCATCGCTTATCCTCCAAGCTATGATTCATTGTATAATTTTATAAAATTAATTGCAACGTTTTAATTCATTTAAAATCCGATTTATTGCATCACGCACTACTGGCCACACTTCATCATTAAGCGTAACTTTGTGCTGAAACACTCGTCTTAAATGATGCACATTTACCGCATTACCCAACACATCAACAAGACGCTTTTCATAACCACGCCCGTAAGCAAGCTTATACTCCGTTAATAACGGATACTGCTCAAGCTTCCGCTTATGCGCCAACTGTTTTAACTTTGCTGCACCTGCATTGCCTGCTTCAAAACTTTCCAGTGCTTTTTTATTCGCTAGAAAATCCTCAACGTCTTTTTGCAACTTTGCAGCTTTTTTGTATTTATCGGGATTCGAATATCCATGAATAGGGCTAATCATTGTCTTGCTCCTGTGCTGTTTCTATCATTGAATTCCATACCTCTCTAACCTGATAGTGAAATAAAAAATTTTCACCACACCCCTGAGCATTACCAATCATTTTGTTTGTTGGCGATTTTGGCACAATCACATACTCGCCAGCGTCAACACCAAATAGCTTTTCCAATAAATCTTCATTAATACGTTGTTGCTCCCTTAATGCTGCATGAACGCCTGATGATTCTGTTTTCAAATGCTGCACAGTATCATTTAATTTGCTTAGCTGAGCTTTCAGTAAGTCAATTTCGGCTTGTTTTGATTCCGCGCACGCCAACCAACCAAGTTCGTTTGCAGATAATATCCCATTAAAACCAACAGAATTTAGATCTGATGAATATTCTCTGCCGATTCTTTTAAATTCTGCATTAAACGCTTCATGTTCTTTTTTTAAATCAATCATCTTAATACTCTCCATATTTCTTACTACGCTTTAAACCCAAAAACCGATGACTATCTTCTTTAGCCTGCAACCACTCGGCTTGTTTTTTATCTTTCAAACGCAAAACAACCAAGCAAACTAAAACCACAATCAAAACCAATAATAGTGCGATTTTCATTTTACAACCTCCCACGAACCACCATTTAAATGATCGCAACACTCTAGGCATATATTTTTTATATTCATATTTTCATCTAATATAGAATAAAAATCTATTCCATGTATTTTGTCGTGAAATAAATCATATTCACCATTTTTTGATAAATAATTAGGCAACTCACCATTAAAACTTTTGATTTTTACTTTCATTTGAATTTCTCAACCAATAATAAAAAATTATCAAACTGTAATATACAATTAAAACTGAGCTTTTACCCAAATCCCTAATTGCATAACCCGACGTATAAAATTTAATCCAAAGTTTTTTTGTTCACAAAAACCCCATAAAATGAAAAAAGAGAAATATAATTCCAAGAAGCATTGTCACTATCCATGTCATCATGGCAGCCTCATAATCACTCATAATGACCCCTCAAATTGTTTAGCCAGATCATGCATTAACAAGTTTCCAGAACCAGATTCATACCAAATACCTAAAACACCATTTTTCCTAAATCTTAATAATTCATTTTGTTCTGTTTCACTATAAACATCAGCACCAATATCAACCAACCAATTTTTAAAATCTTCAAGCATGTAAATTGGAAGTGCTTTACGGTTCTTATAGCTTCTTGTACTTCTATATCTACTTCTTAAAATTTTCCAATCATTCATATCATCACCATTTCTTATCAAAATCCATTACTAATTCATCATTATAGAACAAATGGGAAATATTCCCATCAAATAAAACGTGACTAACCAAAACCTTTCCACCAATACTATTAATCATGCTTTTACCACTCCAAATTTACGAACAACCTTTTTACTTTTCTTTGGTTTTAATTCCTTATAATTACGCCAAACAATCACAGGAAATAAAACCACGCTTAAAACCAATGAAACAACACCCATTACAAACCAAAACAATTCTGACAACAATTTTGGCGCTAATTTAAAAAATCCAAAAACCTCAACTAATGAATACCAAATTGCTTTAATAAGTGTCATTTCAATCTCCTAAGCTATGCATTAAATATATAACAATATAAAATTTAATGCAACAACTTACCGCAATGGATGCACAAATATTTTTTATGCACCCAATCAAATTGATACTCATGCAAACACTTCATAGCCTGCGCCCTGCTACTATTTCCTCGTCTGTCGCATGTCTTACACGTGGCGGTTTCCAACAAAAACCCTTATAATCCAGCCAAACACCACCATTTTTATAAACACCAAGCACAGGCCACAATATAGTGTTTTTGGGGTGAGTTTTGACAACTCTATCCCCCACGTCAAATATGTTGTGCTGTCGGCGATAAGCCAAGAGTATCTTGGACAAAAGATCGCACTGCATTTTCATATGCTGAGCAAATGAATCACTGCCATGCAAATTGTCTCGCTTCCAAATAAGCTGCTTAAGCTCTTTTTTAGCCTTATCATAGTCACTTTGTGTTAATAATAAATTCATTTCAACTCTCCTAAAACCGCATTGCTTAAACTATTTTCTAAAACTAAAACCTGACGCTCACACCAATTTCGATAGTTTCTTGTCTCTGATTCGGTAGCCTGCTTCGGCATGATATGTTTTCTACGCGCTGGATGCACGTGAATTTCGATTAGAGCCGCCTTGCTGTTTAATTCAGGTGTCAGTACCGCATTCGAATTAAGATGCTCATACGCGCAAGCATTGACGTTTACGTCTATAGTGTATTGGTTAGGCATTTCATCCTCGCTTCTCTTTCAAGATTACCATGTAAGCACCCCCAACACTCATGCCACCAGCAACCAACTCCCGAACACGTTGCTCATCCCGCTTTTGCTCATCAGTCAATTCAGCTTTAACTTCTAGCTTCTCCACCTTTTTGTATTTCTGTTTCATTTCAACTTTCGGCGGTTCAATCCAGATTGACTGCGGCTCACCCTTTTCAACCAACTCTTTTACAACTTCCAGATATATCTCCTTGAAAGTCTCGTATGTGTGATATTTCTGCTTTTCATAATTACTCGCCCAGCGCAACTGATTAAACTCATCGTAAATGCGATTGTAAGCCTCTCTCTCGGCGTTTGTGATCAAAACCGATGAATCTATAATCCAAGCATTAATATTCGCTAGAGCGGCCATTTTAGGCTTATATGAAGACTTTGCATAATCTTCACACCATTCGCGTATTTCAGGGAACACAGGACAGAATTTGCTTTTCTTCAACAATTCCATTGCGTGCTTAATTTGCTCGGCTGTAATTCCTTTCAAAACATCACAGCAAGTCAGAATTAAATCTTCCATGTATTGTTCTTCTGTCACACCCTGACGCTTTGGATATGCGTTATCAAAACGTGATCCAAAATACTTCTGCATCTTGTCAATCACACCCATCGCCCAAGCTCTCGGAAATTCATTCATTCTTTATGCTCCAAAAAGTTTTGTTGTTCATGATAAACATCACGCATCATTTCACGCTGCATGTAATCAGCCATTGATGGTGTCTGTCTGCTTTGTGGCGTCGATTGCTGATAACCGCTATTTTGGTTTTTCAACCAAGATGCTTCAAATCCTCTCCAACCTCTTTCAATACAAATTTTCATTACCGCATTCAAATCAAGACCTGATTTTTGTTGTTCACGAATAAGACCATCAAAAGCAATTTTACTGTTAGATGCTTTTTTGGCTTTACGATGCGCCATGTACTCAATAACCAAATCTTTATCACAACCAAGATTTATTAATTCTTTGTTGAACATAAAACGAGTCGGCTTGTCCGATTCGCCTATATTATTAATACTCGTTATTGGTTTATCGTTATTGGTTATTGGTTGTTGGTTAGCATTGCTTTCGCATTCTTTACGCAATGCGTTCGCATCAATATCGCATTGCGATTTATCATCAGTTATGTCTTTGATTTTTTTACGTTCTTTGCTCCATCTAGCATCCGCTGATGCTTTTGCTTTAAGTGATTTGCTGTGATAGGCAGACAATTCACGTGCAACATAATCATTAACGTAACCTTGCGCAGTAAGTTCGAAGAAGTAATGCAATACGACCTTTATGCTATCGGTATGCGTTCGCATACGTATTAACATTGCAATTTCATCAATGTTTTCTGGCAATGGCTTTTCAGTTAGATAGCAATGATCCAGCATTCTTCTATATGCCAAATCCTCCATCGGTTCTAAAAAAGCTGTCTTGCTCATATAGTCTTTAGGTTTAAATGTGTAGTAGTGCATCACGCCCCCTTAACACGATCTTTTGCCAATTCAGATGCAATCCACTCTATCCCTTTCGGTGTGAATAGTGTTTGTGTGAATGCCTTACCGTTTCTCTCACTAACCCCTGCTTTTATAGAAAAGCGTTTGGCATCGAAATGCTGCGAATAAGCTGTCCATGTTCCATTTAGCTGATACATAATTTTGTGATATTTTAAAAACTGTCGAAATGATGGCTCAGAAATACCCAGCAGCTTTGCCACCTCACGAAAAGTTTTATTGCCTGTGCTTTCAACATACTTTTCAACAAAAGCTAATTTAGGCGCAGCAAGTTTTAATTGCTCTTGTGCAATCTGTTTTGCTTCAACCTCATTTGCCCATGCTCGAGCAGCTTCAACAGGATTTGTGAAATCAGGCAATTGCGGCTTGAGTGATTGGTTTTCTAGCTCTTGCCACCGATCTACTAATCTTGCTGTAAATTCAGGAGATAATTGCGCTACAACAACAATACTATCTCGTTTACCTTGATCGCCTGAAAATACATAAACTTGTGTGCTTCTAAGTCTACCCATGGCATCGTTAGATTGTTCATTCCCCATTGGGGGTTGAATAATTACACCGCGCTCTACAAGTCTTTCGATGGATTGTTTCACCTTGTCATGGCGAGATTGAACAAGTTCTGCAATTTCTAAACTTGTCATAGTTTTAACATTTGATTGGATTAAGCTCATTTTTTTAATTCCTAAACAATTCTAATAATATGGACGTCATTGCCAATTTTTCGGCATGAATACTTTCTATCAGTTACACCATGGTATTTAAGGCGGTGATTAATCAAACTAACCATGGTGGGTGTTGACTTGTTTTCAGCAATAATAATGTCACCAACAACCATGGATAAGATATCGTATTTAGGCTTTGCACCAGACTTACCAACTACACCAGACATTTTAATCTCCTTTATTGAACATATTTATAATTATACATATTAATATTTGGTAGTCTAATCAGTAATTCTAATATTTATATTTATTTTACTAATAAAAAACCCGCCGAAGCGGGTTGGGTTAGATTGATTAATTTTAGTATACTTTAGCCACACATTTAATCGACACAGCAAATTCGCTATTCGCCACCTCGATCATTGATTTAGCCCATTGCTCGCCACTGTTTTTGATTAAGTCGGTAAAGGTTAGCGTTCCGTCAGGTCGCCAACTAAAATCAAATTGATCACCGCTTTCAATTTCTACAGTGCCGTCCAGTGTCCAGCGCTGCGGTAATTCAAAGTTAGACATTGGAAAAGCTGTATCAAATGCCTTGCCTTTAAAGTATTGCTTTTTGTAGTTTCGCACTTGCAAGCTGGTAAAATTGTTCGGCATTAATTTAAGTGCTTCATGCCATTCGATTAGGTCAAATTCTAGGGTTTTCATTTTATTTCCTATATGTTGCAATGGAAGCAAGGCGCTAAATCATCAAACAAATCAGCGTGGGTTTTCTCCTCTGGCTGAAAAGTTGCATCTGGATTTCTAAACCTTCCACCTTTTGTTGTAAAAATATTTTTACCAATATTTCGACCTATTTCCAAAACCTCAATTCTCCTTTGCTTTCCAACATCGTCAAATGCAAAAGCTTTTTCTTTCCACTTATCTCCACCTGCAAGACATGGAAAGCATCCGACGCGATCGAAACCAGCAGCGTATAATGGGTTTTCTTCACCATTCAAGAATTCAAAAACCTCATCCTCATCCCAATTTTTAATTGGAAGTCTTACGCTTATTCCAAGTTTTTCTAAATACTTTGGGTACTTTATTCCTAGTGCCTCTTGCGGTGCATACGTTTCATTGTTTTCAATATGCTTATATCTTTTTAGCCTTTGACTTGATTCCCCTGATCTCATCCCATACCAAACTTCAAATCCACCATCCTGCAATCGAGCAAGCATTGAATAGAATTGTTTTCCAATTTGTATCTTTAATTCATCAGTGCAGAATCTAGCTTGATCAGACGGGAATCTGCCGTATTTATATATTTTTTCATAAACATCACCATCTTTTAGGTAAGCAATTTGAACGCCATACATTTTCCTAATATTGTCAATGTGTTGAATAGTTAAAGGATGTTCAAAACCAGTATCTGAAAACATACCTAAAATTTCTTCTTTTTTAAATTTCTTCAAAGCCAGCTTTAAGCAAGCCTGAGAATCCTTACCGCCACTTATTGGCACAATGCATTTAATCATTTCAATTCCTCCAAATCCTCAATGTGACCAATAGCCGTGTATTCTAGCCATTGGTAAAGTTCCTCACTCCAGATGAAGCAGGCGCAATCAAAGTGAAAGTAAGCTTTCATTGACTGGCTATAATGTGTAGCTTGTTCGGGTTTCATTGTAAAATCTCTAATAAGATATTGTACTGAGCTACGCGCTTTGCATA